ATCCTGAACTGGTCGCTGATGAACGAGTCCTGAGCCTGCTGCTGTATTGGCTGAAGGTCGCGCCTTACAGACTCGATCTCGGCTTTGTGGCGAGCCTCGAGCTGACCTATATATGACTGCATCCCCCTAGCGATCTCGGGGTAGTCATCCTGAATTACCTTCCATTCATCAGGAGTCATAGCGGCCTGCCCGCCGTGCCCCCTCTTTAGCTGCGACTCAAGCTGCTGAATGTACTGCTGCTGCTCTGATACCTTTTTCTGAAAGGCATGCTGCCTGCCGAGGTCAGAGTTGTATTTGTGCTGCCACATCTGCAGCTCGTTGCGAGCCGCAGTAAGCTGGTCTTCTTCAATTGCGACTTCTTGGGTTCCGTCGCCATAACGCTCGTCTTCATCTCCGCCTTCTTGATCTGAAGCAGGCGACTGATCCTCTTCTTCCTCTTCTTGTACAGAAGCCTCTAGCTCAGAGCCCTCTTCGGCAAGCTCATCAAAAGCATCTTCAAACGATTGGTCTTTATCTGCATCGGACATGTCGTACTCCAGCGGCCGTTAGGCGGCTTACTCGCTTTGTTGGTCATCCTCGCGGCCAGCAAGCGCCACGAGCCGTTCCAGAATAATCAGCGCGCCGCGCTGCTTATCTGAATCCCTGTCGGCAACGAGAAGCGCTATCGCGTCCTCTCGCTCAGAAGCCGCGAACCTTTCGATCTCTTTCCAAGTAGACGAATGGATATCGATTTTCATCAGTAGCTATCGAACCCGCGCTCTAGGTTCTTGGCCCGAAGCTGCGTCGTTGTCAGCTTCATGTTTGTGTCCGCAGCGGCTTTGTCGCGGGTGGTTCGATTTTTCTCTGAATCGATCATCATGCGGGCCTGAAGCTGGCGATCACTGATCTCCGCCTTGGCGGCGATCTCGGCCATTCTGAGCCTTTCATCGAGGGCCATCTTCGAGGCATCAAGCTGCTGTTGATACTGGATTTCCAGCTTCTTGATGTTCGCCTTCTCTGTTTCTATCTGAGCCTCAAGCTGCAGCTTCTGCTGCTCTATCTGCAGCTTTGCCTGCTGTATCTGCATATCGAACTGCGCGAGTTGGGTAGCTGCATCGGGCTGCTGGGCGGCGGCCATCTGCTGGTCTTCAATATCTCGAATCTCTGCTGCAGGCCTCGTGATGCTCTCGTAAGGAACCTCAAGCGCCTTAGCAATCTCTTGATCAAGGCCCGCCCAATCGCGACGCTTGTAGAGCTCAGGGTTCTGAGCGGAGATGTTGGCGTAGATCATCAGATTCTCTTGCTGCTTCTCTCGAACCAGCAATGCCCCAGATCCCCTCGCCTCGATGTAGAAGTCCCCCTTGACTGACGGATTCTCATTGAACTGCATGTTCCAATCGTAAAATCGCGTGATCAGCGGGCGAGTTATGTCATCGTCCCAATTCTTGACCGCTTTACGCAGCACGATGTTCGAGCTGTTCATAAGCATGGCCATGCCGGACGATGTCTTAGTAATGTGCGGCGCCATTTCCCCTTGAGCTACCAGCGGGAGGTTTGTCTCCTCGTCGGCAAGCTGACGGGCCATCGAGAATATGTTGGCCAGCTCAATCTGATGGCTGGGAGTGGAGAAAGAGGCGAATGCCTCTCCTACGCTTCGCGTCTTGTCCCGCAGATACCAGACCTTCTTAGGGCCCATCTCCCAACTACCATCCGCCGGGGAGAGCAGCTCACGGTTGATGACCAGTTGGTCTGCGACAGACAGACCGGCGTTATCCATCATCATCCGCCATGCCGCGTTGATTACTCGCTGTGGATTCCTCATCAAATACGGGACGCCAAACCCGAAGATGGATGACTCATCCTTCTCCCAGTTGAATACCGAGAAGGGGCGTTCGTTTGAGTCCATCGGATTTATGGCGACTTTGAGAACCTTGTCGCCGGAGAAAAAGACAACGGCTTCTATCTCATCGTCCAGCTCATCGATGTCCGCTTCATCAATACCTTCTTCGCCCATCGAAAGAGCGTCAATAAGCTCCGACTTGCTGATCGGGCCGTGGTATTCCCATATCTCGTACTTGTTGCCCTCGCCTACCGTATTGATTCCGGTGATGTTGCGGATGTCATCAATGAAGTCTTTCGCGATGTGGGTGGACTTTGCGGATGAGGACACAAGCTCGCGAACCTGACCAACAAGAACGCCCGGCAGCTTTGTCATTTCTCGAAGCTGCTTCTTTGACATGCGCCGTCGCTCGAACACGAACTCTGCGTCGTCAATCGTCCTTGCGGACATGTCAGGAAAGAAGTCCCAAGGGTCTACCCGCTCGACGGTCGGTTCCAGCGCTTCTACTATTTGAAGGACGCTCATCCCGTCGGGAAGAATGTCCCAACGCTTCTTGGTCCGACCAATTATCACCGGCCCCTTAATAACTGCCGTTCCAATCTGGCATGCGTCATGGATTACATCGCGGGCCTTCACCTGATAGCGCGACTCTACAAGCTGGTCGTCAATCTCTTCCTGCATCGCCTCTGCAGACTTTTTAGCAATGGCGAGCATCTCGCGAGCCGCAATAGCGGGGTCTTCTTCTGAGACGGGAGCCCTATCAGAAATGGCTTCTAGTTCTGGCACGGGAGTCGGGCCAAGCGCGAAGTTTCGATCGTCAGTCGGGAACAGCATGTCCTGCAAGCGGGCTTCTGCTGCGCTCGTCTTGTTCCTAGTGATGTTTACGAATACTTCAGAGCCCTTCGCCTTTGCCAGCTTCACCGCTTCGTCTGAAGAATATTCCCCATGATACTGGCGCAGATCCTCAAGCCAGCGCTGCTCAATCTGAGAGCGCTTAGAAACCTGCTCAGCCGCTAGCCGGCTCAACCGCGAGGCGAAGACATGTAAGCGCTCAGCTATCTCAAGCTCATACTCCTCTTGGCTTTCGAGCAGGGGCGACTCAGACCCCTCATGCCCAGAGGTCTCATAATCCTCATCATCAGACTTGTATCGCCGACTCATCTCGTCCATATAAGCCCTCAGTACCCTGCAACCTTGTCAACGATTGCGCTGACAGTTAACGTTTCAAATTCATTTATCCTCAGAGGCTCCGCGAATGTCAGAGCCAGCGCGTCCCCGCAGTCTGTTGATCGAAGACCGCGCTTCTTTATGTCGTCTTTGCTTTCAAGCTTCCGGCGCTGGTTGGAGTCATACCGGAACTGTGGAGCGGTTAGGTCTGTATGCAGGTCGTCCCTGTCTGGGATCATTACCGGCACATCGCTGTCTAACCAGTCGCGCATTTCCCACCACATCTCTGCGCGCCTATTCACGAATCTCTTTGGGTCAAGCGCAGAACTGCCAAAGTTGATCGCGACTACAACGTCGCGGTGCCCAAGCTCCTCGAGGCGGTCGACTACTCCAGCGCCCAAGCCGCCAACGTCGATCGCAACCTGATCCGGCTTCTCGTCCCTGATCATGCTGTGAACCATCCCGGCGACTTCCATCGTGGACAGCTTCTCATGCACTTCTAGGTCGTATGCAGAGCGGCCTCTCCTGCGGACGATCGCGGTCCTATCGTCGCCGTATCGCGCTGGGTCAACGCCTATGATCAGCGGGCCAATCGCCAGCACCTTGTTCCTGCGCGCCTGCACTACCAGCTCAGGCTGAATCAGGCTTTGCCCGCCGGAGATTTGGAACGCCTCCTGAGCGGTCATTGGGTATTCCTGCCTGAACGCGATAAGCCCGTCAGTGCCATCCGCAGAAAGCTCCGCAATCTTCGCCCTACGGAAAGCAAGCTGCTCATTGTCGAGACCGAACAGCTCTACCAGCTTCTCCTCTTCTGGCGTCCGCTTCAGACCAAGGCCGAACTTCCGGTATTCGTCTTGCCAATACCAAGGAACGAAGATCGCCTGAAAAGGGCTCTCGCCAGATTCAGCCTTCAGCCACTGCTGGTAGAAATAGTTCCCGACTCCGTTTGCCGTGGACTCAAGGATGATCTCAGTGTCGTCCTCGTCAGGAACGGCCTGCAGGATCCCCTTGGCATGCTCGGCCGCATTGGGCCAGTAAGCGACTTCTGAGCCGTGGAAATACTGGATCGTTGTCCCGCGACCGACAGACTTATTGCCCGCCGTGCCGACCTTGTATCCGCTATCAAGCCGGTCGAATACCAGCTCCTTGGCGTTTGAGGCTCCTGTGGATGGCTTCACAAAACCCGGCGCTAGCTCGTGATACCGTTCGACCATCTCAAACAGGGCGGAGGTAGAGTCAGCCTCATGGGTCAATATGAACGCCCTAACGCCGCCTCGATGAGTAACTCTCCAGTAGAAGCGCGCCTCCGTATAGGTAGACACGCCCTGCTGCCTGCCCTTCAGGACGATCGCCCGCACCTTCCCTGTATTCTTCTTCTGCTCCTCGATGCAGGCGTGGATGTACTTCTGGGCCTTGTTCATCTCTAGCGACTTGATGTCGCCAGACTTGGACCGGACGTATAGGCAGTTTCTTGCGTAGAACTCGAAGTCGTCCTTCAGCCGAAAACGTGTCAGTTCAGGCTCTTGAGCCATTCTTCATGCGACATTTCTGTGAGGGCCGCCTTGACCTCTGTTGTTGATAGGCGAGAGTGGACATAAGGCGCAGCGGCCTTGGCAGCCTCAATGCGATCACGCTGAGGCTGGTCACAGTCCTGATATATGGACGCTAGGTATTCAAGCGGGGACAGCTTCCCGTCTGCGGTGACTTGTGCGACCTGAGCCTTTGATGCCTTTGAGTAGCTGCCCTTCGGCCTCCCTGCCTTTTTACTCGGCTTCAGGTCTTCGTCTTGATCGCTCATAACAGCCTCAACTGATTGTCCAAGAGCAGATCAACCTTGCGGCTGATTCGCTCCGCGTCGTCAGGCAAAGCCTCCGTATTCGCGACCAGCGACTCAAGCATCCGCCTGATCTGCGCGTCGTCATAGTTGGCAAGCTTGCTGGCTATTCCCTTGAGAGCCTCTAGTTCGTCTCTTGTGGCGAGCTGAGTGAGGTCTGGCTCCGGTATCGCCGATATAGCGTTGCGGACGCCAACCAGATCGAGCCCAAGATCAACAATATCGGCAGCGACCCCGGCAACAGCAGAACGAACATCATCAATGGCCTGAGTGGAGTCGGGCACTTGGATGCCATCGATCCGAGCGATGATTTCATTTGCCTTGTCTGCGAATTCCTTGTCGCCAGATCTGATTGCTTCCACTACCGGCGACAGGTCGATCTGCGCCGCCTCTTGCTCTCTTGCGCCAAGGCCTGCCGTAATGGCGTCGATCTTGGCAGCGATCGCCTTGATCTCCTTGCTGAAGTCCTTTTGCTTGATCTCCTTCAAGAGGTGCGCTGGCGCTGCCTCCCAGATTGTCGCTGCAGATGTTGGTGACGGTATGGCCGCCGTCACTGCGCGCTGCAGTTGCTTCGACCCTTCCGACCCGTCGATGTCGGCAAATACTCTGCCATCCGGCCCGAACAGGAACCGGCTCTCAACCTCGTCAGCAATACCTATCGGATCCACATCAACGGTCCCGATCGCCGATGATGTTGCGGCAGCGATCCCGGCCGTCGTCATCGATGGCTCAGCAAACTGTGCGGCAACGGCTGCTGCGAGCGCGGCGTAGTCAATCGGCGCGGAGCTCCCAGACAGCGACAACGCGGATACAACCGCTGGGTAGACGGCTGACCCATCCGTAAAGTAGTAAGCCGTGTCGTAATCGTCTGAGTACAAGATGCCAGACACCGCAACGACGCGGGGGTCGTACACCAACTTCCATCCGTTGATCAGGAAGAACGTGCCGCCAGTCTCTCCGCCCGGGATTGGGTCCAGACCAGTAAAGCGCATGGCCGCAAAGAACTGCGGCTCTCGGTCAGTCCAGCGAACCCAAGCAGAGTAGACATCATCGCGAATCGACAGGGCGGACACGCCGGAGTTGACGGTTATTTCATTGGTATACCCGTTGAATGAAACCTTCTCGTAAAGGCCCCACTCTTCACCCCATGCGGACCAAGCGGCGACAGCCATTACTGGTTAATCTCGTTCCACCCAAGGACGAAACTGACCGTGATGTCCCCGCCAGTTGTCTGGTAACTTGTCCCAGCGACTGACGGCCCTACAGGCTTCGCGACAACAGCAAAGTACAGGTAGGGTCCATATCCTGACAGGATGAACCCGCCAGCCCCTGACCAACTGTTTGAGCCGCCATTGCTGGCGTTACTCAGAGCGGAAGTGTCCCAAGGCTGGGTGAACTTCTTATCGAGGTACAGCTCTGCCGTATCGACCGACACCATCCTCAAGTAGAACGGCCCATTCTGATCGTTGATCCCGTAGGTAGCGTCAGAGCCGATCAAGCCCGGGATCCCATCGAACGTGATCGGGTTCCCCTCTCGGTGATTGCTCCAAGCGACCCCTGTCGGCGGGGTATTGATCTTGACCCGCGTAGCTATGCCTGCCCCGGAGGACTGGGTTACGGTCAGGATCGGGCAGCGGTTGTTTCCGCCGTCATCCGCGTAGACTTTGAAAGCCCCATCCTGAAGATTGCCAAATTGATCGCCGAGAGAGGTTCGCTCGAATCCGCCCTTGCTGTATACAGCGATACGGTGGTATCCGCCGCCGAAGAAGTTAACGCGGCCATCGTTATTGGTGTAGCTCAAAGTCGCGTTGTTTGGATCGCTAGGCTCAACATCCAAGAATACCGGGGTCGTTGAAAGAGATGCGGCCTCTGCCTCTGTGACCGGAAGGGCCACGCTATTGCCAGAGAGGACAGGGTCAACGTAAACCTCAATCTCAACGAATGCCGGGTCGCCATTAGCGTGATAAGCCAATGCCTGCATGTATTGAGGCACATACAGCGTCCGGTTCTTATTTGGATTGTTGGCAATCGTTTCCCTCGGCGTTAGAACGCCGATAAGGTGGTACTCCTGATTGACCGGGAGAGAGGCGCGATCACCCTTGCCCGTATCATTCAAGCCCTGATAGTCGTTGATATTCGCCGGGCTGAACGTGGCAGAAAGCGTCTCAAGGCGCGGGGCACCGTATGCCGCGAGCGCGATGTCCGCCTCAGTTACAACGGACGCGCACCAGACGCGAAGGTAAGCGGTCGTGCTTACAGCAACGCCAGCCTTGTTGTATATGTTGAACATTACTGGCAGCGCGCCAGTCTGGCTGTGCGGCTTACCGCCATTGGTGTCGTGGTAATACTCGTGAAGAGTGATGCGGGCTCCCTCGTGATACGAGCCGAACCTCACCCTTCCAGCGCCAAGCCACTGAATGTCAATCCAGTAGATGTTGTCGTCTTCTACATTCAGAGTTTTGCCGGATGCGCCGGTGCCATCAACAACGTCTACGTTAAAGCTGGCCCGGTTGATCACCGTCTCTACAACGCTACCCGTGGCAGATGACCGCAGAACGACCTGCAGGTCATTCGTCTCATCAAGCCTGAAGAAATATCCGTTGCTTACGTCGTTGTATCCCCACTCTCGGACAACGCCCTCTTGCCCTCCGTTAGGGACCGCGACCGTACACATCATCAACTGGGAGAACCCGGGGTAGTAGTGATGGTAGGTATGGCTGACAAGCCGGGAACGATTGGTCCCGCTATCGGTTGGCGCAGATCCGGCATTGAGACGCAGCTCAAGGCATCGTAGCGAATTGTTGTGAGCAATGACCCCCGTGCCGTTCTTGGTTCTGGCAAATGCTTGCGGCAGGAATGAGTCAGAAAATATGTAGTCTCCGATAATCGAAGCGCCTGATGTCCGTAGCTTTCCAAACGCATCTAGCTGCGGGACGCCCTCGGTAAACCGGATGTTCATAGCGCCTTTGTCGTCCACTGACACGCGCTGCGTCGGGGTGTTCCTGTCCCCGATGTGCATTACCTGAGTCTCTACCGTGTTCGGGCCAACGGTATGCTGCTCGGTCTGCAGCTTCTTGCCGGTTGAATCCGGCGGCACTTGAACGTAACTGTTCGCCATGAGTTATTCCTTTACGGGGTGTATGCCCGGTCAGCCTCAGCCGTAGCCGTAAACACAATGCTCTTGGATGCAGTGATCGATGTGCCAGTAACCACAACCGGCTTGGCTACGCCTTTGTTACCAGCGACGAGAACGACCGGGGCCACAGTGCCACCTGATCCTGCGCCACGCTGAATGTTATTCGTGTAGTCGTAGCTGAACGGGATGGACGCTGCGGTTATTGTCCCGGTGATCGGAACGCCGTCCTTGTCGTTGACCGTGATGGCCGTTGCGGTGCCGTAGTCCCTGCCCGTATTGGTGCCAGCATCGTCGTTCAGGAAGTACATCCGGTAGTACCCGGTGCCACCAGAAGTCAGCGCAGCGTTGAAGTTCATCGTGCCCGCTGCGGCATACGGGTAGATCCTCTCGGCATCGTTCTGGTCGAGGAAGTACACCCGGTTCAAGTCTGCCGGAAGCACCCCGTCAATGAACACGCCCGTAGTTGTGTAGAGGGAGTCACCGACGAAATACATCAGGGTGTTCGCGGTCTGGCCCGTAACAACTCCGGTTCCGTTATCGATGTCTGCGTTCTGTCGGAGCTTGTACTGCACCCATGTATAGATCTGTTCGAGCGTTGCGCCAGCCGTGTTGTTGTTGACTACAACGCGGAAAGGAAACGCGCCGATGTCATATCCGGTCTGGTCAGTCGCGAAGTATGTCAGCGTCAGGCTGCTGTACGGCGCACCGGCCATAGCCGCATCAAGAATCGGGCTGCCAGATGAGTAGGTCTTCAGGTCGGTCCCGACCGAGATAGGCAGCGAGATCTTGTTCGGGCCTGTTGAGTTCAGACCGACATCGCCAAGTACGGCGTCGTCAAACGTGTAGTTCGGCTCGCGGCAGAACAGCTTGAAGAACGTCTTCGGCGTATCGTCTACCCGAATCCCCTCATTCGGAGAATCGGTGAAGGTAAACGGAATCGGAGCCCCGCCAGACACTTTCTGATAGTAGAACTGCGCCCCAGACGGGAAGCCAGAGGCCAGAGCAACGATGCCAGCATAGGTTCGGCTTAGGCTTCCGTTCGATGCGTACTCATCCCATCCGCCATCTCGAAGCATCTGCCGCGTAGTGTCGTTGGCAGGAGCCCAGCCGGAGAACGACGATCCATCAGTACCGAACTGGAACTGACCAGACAGCGCGTCGATCGCGTACATGGGGAATGGGAACTGGTTGTACGCCGCCGTTTCCCAGAGCTTGATGAACTTCGAGTAAAGCGCCTGAAGGGTCACGCCATCCTTCGCGACGAGGTTGCCGGCGACGTTCAGGGTAAACGTCTTTGCGCCCGTATTGATCGTGATCTCTGTGCCTACGTTGAGATCGTCGCCGTCTATAATCTTCGCCATATCGATACTCCGTTAGGGCGTGTAATTTCTGTCTAGGACCTGCGCGGTCTGGACTGATCCACCGTTCGCAGGGAGGAGGTAATTTCTTACGATGTAAGGAACGTATCCGGCCTTGTAGACAGCGATGTCAACGTATGTCCCGGCGGAATATGTGTAGCTGTAATCAAAGGAAGTGACTGGGTTGGTTGCGCCGTCATTCGATTCTAAAACGCTGCTCGTGCCCGCGCTCAGGATCACTATGTCTGACCCTGAGACGACGCCGGAAACCGTAAGGGTCTTCTGCCCGGCAATCACCGTAACCGTCGCCCCTGCGGTCCTGTAGGACAGCGCGGAGTCTGAGTTGATGGTGACGTTGCCGGATGCGATGTTCACAAACACCGCCTCGTTTCCCGTCGAGCCGTTCGATGTGGCGTAATTGTTGAACGTAATGTTGTTGAACGTATGGCTTGTTCCGCTGGTCAGCTCGATAGCATGCCCTGTCCCAGAGGATGTGAATATGCAGTTGGATAGCTGAGAAACGCCGTTGCTTGCCGACAATGCAATCGATCCACCCGGGTTGATAAATCTGCAGTCCGACATTGTGCTGTTGGTCAGGCCCACCTCTTGCGTTTGCACGAAGAGCGTCTCTGACACCGTGGCATTCTCAAATGTTATTAAGCCGCATTGAGCAAACGTGCAGCCCATGACCTCTGAGGCTGCTCCGTAGATCGCGATCCCGCCAGAGAACAACTCAAAAGAGCAACCGTAAAAGTTAGCTTGCTCAAGAGTCGAATCGCCAGCAACGATATCCATGTTGTATACGGAGTTGCCGACAAATGTCGTTCCATTTCTTCCGCCGGACGTTCCAACCTTCGCACCGAACGTGGCTGTCTGGGAGTTAGTCGATCCGGTTATATTCACCCCGAAACTATTGGCCTGTGCAGACCGGATAAATGAGCTGCCGTTGTAATAGACGGGCGCATCAAGAAAGAGCTTGCCGTTCGTGTCTGATATCGTGTACCCAGACGAACTGTCCAGATCTACCCTGCCTCGCAACTCAGCCGCTGTGGCAGAATCATTGAGCGATGTAACAACGCCTTTGCGGTTGGTTGATTCCCAATCCAGAAGTTCTGTAATCAGGGGCGATGCGCTCGTACCGGAAATCGTGAGACCGAATCCCCTGTCCATTGAGTCAACGATAAGGTTATCGAATCGCGCCGTGGAAGTTGTCTCCGCAAACAATCCAACATAACGGATGGCGCTCAAGTTCAAGGCACTTCCGGCAGACGCAGATGGGGTCAAAGCCGGATCGATGACGAACCTTTTCCAGCCGCCCGTGTAGTTGTTGTTGCCGTAGAAGTACCAGAGTTTGTATTGGCTTGCTGACGGAGTGTTCGATTCTAGGAAGACACCAAAGCCGCCTGCGGTGGAGCTGTTCAGCAGGCCCGGTGCTAGGAAGTTGCCCCAGATATAAATCAGCTCATGCGTTGAAAAAATTCCTATATTGCCGCTGAAGTCCATGACGTTAGCGGCACCGACATCGTAGTACAGGATGATGCGCTTTCCTGACGCCGTAGTGGTGACAGCGCCACTGCCCTGAATAGCACCATCAGCAACCGCGACAGAAGGCGTACCACCGCCAGACGTTATCTTGACTACGCCGAACCCAGTGATCGAGTTCGCCGAAGTAATCGGCGTCCCGTTGAACGCTATCGTCGTTGCCATCTAGTTAGTCAGGAAGTGCGATGCAGCAGTGATACATGCAGCGAATACCAGCCATAGAACGCGCTCGACAATCCTGCTTGATACAGCGGTGGCGCCGAAGCTGTGCTTGAGGTTATCGAGGTCTGTCTCGTTAATATCTAGGCGATACTCAAAGCGGTCCATCCGCTTGTTCTGTGCATACTGCCGCTCTTCAACCCGAGCCAACGCAGAGATCGTTTCGACTACGTTGTCGAGCTTCTTCTCGATCCTGTCGAAGCGCGCGTTGTAGTGATTTTCAGGCACAGACCGCAGCTCCGCGAACTCATCCACGGCTCGGGACAATCCCCGGACCAACAGAAGGTCCTATGCGTTGCAGGAGTCCAATGCCATCAAACGACGGCCCTCGACCGAGCGCGTTCTGAGGGGCATTCATCGGCGGGTAGTTGTTGATCGCCTGCTGCTGCGGATACGGTTCGCCAACAGCGATTCCAGCCGGGATCTGCGGCTGCATCGGAGGGCCGCCAGCGACGCCGCCAGCGCTTACAGGCTGACCGCTCATGGCGCGAGCGGGAGCCTGCGGGATCTGCGGCCGCTGTGGCGAAACCACTCGATTACCGGGAACCTGCTGCCGGTTCTGGGCCTGCATGCGCCGAGCCATTGCTTCTTGGAAGCGCCGCTGGGCAACGTCTGAAGCTCCAGCCGGGAGAGCCCGTTGGGCGGGCTGAGCGGGCTGCTGCGGCATCTGTTCTGCGGGCGCAATCCCGCTTGGCCGTCCGTTTCCGATCTGCAGCCGTGGATTCTGCGGCGTATTGAAGCCTGCCATCACTGTTTGCCCTTTGTAGTTGATCCGAATCTGTCCATCGCGGCGCCCACAATCTTGTCCATGTGTGGAGCCGCGAAGTAGAACGACAGGATGAGCATGACCGCTCCAGTCATCCCATCCGCGTGCTGCGTCGTCAGCGTCGAAACATCGTTGAGGCGGGACTGCGTATCCGCTTCAGCGAACACGGCAGCCACCATCGCTATCCACGAGAAAATGTACTGCAGCAGCCAGACCGATGTGATCGATAGCGATATCAGCCTGCGCGCAAGATGCTGCCCACTGGTTGCTGCCATCCACTGCACAACCATGCCCCTCGCCTCAGAGCGATCCTTGGCGGCATCGACGGCCCTCTCCTCCTCGGTGTACACCAGAGCATCGATGCCCTTGGTGACCCCTTGGACGGCATCCTGCATCGCCTGCTCTGTTCCGAAGACCCTGCCTAGAAGCCTGCCAACGCCCATAACTGTTCAGTCCTCGCCAAGAGCGTGGCTGTTCTCGTCCTCGATAAGAGCGATAACCGAGCCGCAAACGGCGCACCCGAATACATGCGTTCGCTGCCGCTCTGCGTATCTCCAATTGAACAGGCCTGATTCACAGTGCCCGCAGAATATATGCTCGAAGTCCACGCTAGCCTTACCGCCACCAATCAGCCGAAGGTCAGGCACCGGCTCTGGCCCTGCGGATGTCGCAGCGGTATCGCTCCACCTCGCCGAACTCCTTCGAGTGGACGATGCAGAACATGTCCCTGCCCGATCGGTAGCCTTGGTTCGTATGCCACGCATCACGAGAGGCCAGAGTCCTGAACGACTCGACCAGACAGCCTCGCAGCTCTTGCTTTGTGGTGTGGTGGATGTGGCCCGTGTACCAGTAACGATGGTCAGAGCCTGCCCACATCTCAGGCCTGTCAGTCGCCATCAACTCGCCCAGCGCCGCGAGCTTGACTGTATCGCCATGCGTTGCAGCGATCAGCGTTCTGCCGTGCTGGATGTAGTGGAACTTGTTCACCGTTGGGTGAATGGTCACCCTCGGCTCATTGTGGAAGTACGCCCCCAAAAAAGCCGACAGCATCACCGAGCTGTGATCGTCGTGGTTGCCGATACAGTTGACCACCTCGACAGCCGGGTGCTTCGACAGCGCCAGAGCCACCAGATCCACCATTAGCATGCAGCCTGCTTGCAGCACCTGCGGCCACCGGGTATCGAGGTCCAGCTTCGCCCCGGATCGCATCGTGCGCTCTTGCTGGTTGTCTGCGTGAAAGAAGTCCCCGAGGTTCAGCACCAGCGCCCTGTCTGTTTTGGGCGCCACGCCAACCAATCGGCTGGTGGCATTCAGCAGATCTTCCCGGGCGATCTTAACGTCGAAGTTCTCGCCGCATTCGGCGGCATGTGCATAGCAGCCAATGTGCGGATCTCCCATCACATAGCAGGCCATCAGATCTTGCAACTCAGCCCGGGGCGCTTTGCGCGGCTTGTAGACGCCCTTGTAGTCTTCCATCGCCGCAGCTATTGCCTGCTCGATGTCGCGCAGCAGATCATGCTTTGACTGCTGCGTTTTGACCCACTGCGCCTTGATCTGACCGTCTTCACCGTAGAGCGTAGACACACCCGAGACAGCGAACGGCTCCGGCACCTCGTGCGTCATACCGTGCTCGGGGCTGACGCCAGCTAAAGCAGCCCTTGATCTCATCGCGGCTATCCGGCGCTGCATATTCCGGTAATCGCGGTCAATCGACTTTATTGCCGCGATTAGCGTGCCACTGTTGTCGTCGATGGCCTTGAGAAGCGTTTTGTCCAGCTCCGTCTCTGCGAACGGCCAGAGGTAGCTATACTTATGCGCCACGGCAGATCCGCTCCGCTACATCAGCAGCCCTGCCCGGCGTCTGCGTTGCCCACCGGGAATCCAGCGCCTCCGCCTTCGCCCGAGGCCAGTCCGATTGCTCGATAGCCTCGATCATGCGCCTGAAGCCGAGCACCCCTTCAAAGCCCATCTGGTAGCCCATCTCGAGAATGGCTGATTGCCGTTGGTCGTCCAGAGCCTTGTACCAGCGCTGAGCCTCAAACCGGGTCTTCAGTGTCCGCAAGCAATCTCGCAGCAGCAGGTCGGCGATGTACTCCGGGATACCGTGTCCGCCCTCTTCGATCATCGTGCCGTAGCCGATCGTTAGCCGCCCCTCGCTGCATTCGTAGACGTAACGACGGAAGCCCTCAAACGCCTTCAGGCGCTCCACAAGCGCCTCCGCCGGGTCAGTCTTATCGGGGATCACCACTTGACCTTGTCGGCCCAATACGCGGCGCTCATGCGGCCTCGTGCGATGTTCTTGCGATGACGCGCCTTGAATGACTCGCGGCGATTCCGATCGGCATCCGATTCTCCGTCGCGCTTAGGTGAGCCGGTGACGCCCTGCTGCCCGAAGCGGATGGTCCGCGTCTTGTCGCCTTCTTTCGCCACGACGACATGGCTCTTCGTGGGATGGCCCGGGGTCCGCTTTGGCTGGTTGAACCCGGACACGCCAGCGCGCTCCAGCAATCCACGGGGATCTGGATCCATGCGTTGGTCTCCTGCTGAGCGAAAGAAATGAGCGGGTATGGAATGGGTGCTGGCCGGATCCGGGGAGGATCGCGAGTCCGAGGGGGAGAGCAGACTTGGGAGTGAGCTTCGACTCTCGGCCAGCTTTGGTGCCCGTCTCGGGCAATCGGCGGATCTGGCGATCCTTTTCGGCAGCAGAATAATCCAGCCGTTTCGAGGGCGCAATTTCCGCGCTGTCAATTGTCAACCACGCGCCCGCCAATCGCAACATTGTTTGATCGACATATAAATGTTTTGAGGAGTTGTTGACAGCCGTTCCGGTATCGTGTCAATCTCTGTCCCGTATTCATCCAAAACGGATTGAAAGACACCGGGCGACGGGGAGCCCGAAAAAATCCCGCCAGCATCTGGAGCGACCCAGATGGCTGAACCAGAGGCCAGAGGCCGAACGTCCAGTCGCTGTATTGCAGGCGGCCGCCGGAAAGACCGGGGACGGTGGGAACCGAACCGCGCGGGATAACGCGGGAGCTGGTGCGAAGCCTTCGGGAGCAAGCCGGCAAAGGCGGGATGGAATGCCCGTCGGTTGTCTGGGGCTGTTCTGCCCCACTGACGAGGCTCAGAGAGCCGAAACAACCGGGAGAGCGGAAACGATGAACCACATCAGATTCCTGCAAAGCAGGGTCGAGGAGCAGCAGGCAGAGCTGGAGAGCCTTTACGGCAGCATCCGGTGGATGCGAGAGATGCTGCAGAGCAGCAAGTTCGCAACGGACACGACCGTCCAAGTGGCCGATGTCCTCCGGTGGCTCAGAGAAGCGGAGTCAGACGCCACTGTCCCTGTTCTTGTAAAAAATTCGGAGAGCAATCAATGAGCAGAGTAGACGCATACGAATCAATCACCAACCGCGTAATCGAGCTGATCGAGACCCACGGGTCAGGGTGGACCAAGCCTTGGCGCGACACCGGCCTCGGCGGTGCCGCTATCAGCGTGACAACTGGAGACTGCTATCGGGGAATCAACCGCCTGCTGCTCTGGCTCTCGCCCTACAGCGACAGCCGCTGGGGAACGTACAAGGCGTGGCAGGCCAAGGGGGCCAACGTCCGGAAGGGCGAGAAAGGCACCCAGATCCTGTTTTTCAAGCCGCTGGTCATCAAGCAGGACGATGGCACGGAGAAACAGATCCCGCTGGCAAAAATCTACACCGTGTTCAATGCCGAGCAGGTAGAGGGATGCCCGGAGCTGCCGCAGGCTGAGCCGCTCACCCCGACTGAGCTGATAGACAATGCTGAGCAGTTTGTCAGAGGGGTTGGCGCCAACATCAACCTCGGCGGCGACAACGCCTGCTACATCCCGTCGCTTGATCAGATCAAGGTGCCGCACCCGGATCAGTTCGACGCCACCGAAAGTTATTACGGGACTGTGCTGCACGAGCTGGTCCATTGGACGGGTCACAAATCGCGCACCGACCGCAACATCGCGAACTCCTACGGATCCGCTGACTACGCTTTCGAGGAGCTGGTGGCTGAGCTGGGCGCAACATTCCTGTGCGCTGACCTCGGTGTCGAGCAGGAGCCTCGCGAAGACCATGCACAGTATCTGGCGAGCTGGCTGCGCGTCCTACGGGATGACAAGCGGGCCATCGTGAAAGCCGCGAAGCTGGCGCAAGAGGCTGCCGACTTCCTGCACGGCGCTCAGGATCAGCAGCAGGCTGAAGCCGCGTAATACCGCACTGATGATGGCCCGGGTGGATACCGGGCCGAAACGCCCGAGGGCGTCTGCGGAATCCACCGCGTAACCGGGAGTGATAACCATGAGCGAACCAATCAAGCTTACAGGTCGATTTTGGGACATTGATATTGAAGACGACCTAGACAGCGAGCCAGTCGGCCTACACGACATTGAGGATGACCTCGACAGAGCGCCAGTCAAAGAAACCCCGACGGTCAAACACGACTGCTCAAAATGTGGCGGATCTGGCCGGTACACCTTCGGCTTCATAAACCCGAGACAAGGGAAGTGCTTTGCCTGCAAAGGTAAGGGCCACTTCCTGACATCCGCAAAGGAGCGCCAGAAAGGCCGCGACCAGCGCCAGCAGCGGAAAATTAAAAACGAGGCGGCGAATCTGGAGTTGTTCAAAGAGCAGGAGCCTGCCGCTTACGACTGGCTAGTAAATGCCACGGGGGAATTCCCGCAGTCACTGCTCAATGGGATCCGACAGTACGGCAGCCTCACCGAAGGACAGCTCCGCGCGGTGTACAACTGCATCGCCCGGGACGAAGACCGAGCAAAGGCTCGCGCCGAAGCAGCCGAGGCAGCCGTTAAGCTGAACCTGAGCGCTGTCTTCGAGCGCTTCACCCGCGCTGTCGAGTCTGGCCTGAGCAAGCCGCGCCTGCGGGTTCCCGGGTTCCGATTCTCTTTGGCGCCACCGCAAGGCCGGAATGCCGGGCATTTGTACGTCAAGGGCGATGCCGACGAGTATCTCGGCAAGGTTGCACCCAGCGGTGAGTTTTTCAAATCACGCGAGTGTACTGCTGAACAGGTTGCGGAGCTGCAATCCATCGCAGCAGATGTAATCGCCGCCGCCCGGGCTTTCGGCCACGCGCACGGCCAGTGCGGCATGTGTTCCCGGGAGCTGACAGACCCGGTGTCAATCGCCCTCGGGTATGGCCCGATCTGCGCCGACCACTGGGGATTCCCGCACGATGAGGACAGCGCCCGGGCAATCAACCCGGAGTTCTGGGAGAAGCGTGAACAACTCAAGGACGGGGTCGCGTAAGCGCCCTCGAACTAACTGGAGATCCAAGATGGAATTCTACTACCGGCCTCTAAATTCATATTGGGCATTGGAGCGATGAAATGAACGATTCACAAGCAACAGCCGAAGCCATTCAGGAGACGCTCCACAAACTGTACCGCCTGAGCCGCGAATTCGATGCCGCCTTTGAGGCTCAGCTCGTGGCGCAATCAGCACTCGAAAATGCCAAACTGAAGGCGGACGCCATCGCTTTAGCGCGCGGTCAAGCCGCCATTGATCTGAGACACCTGCGGGATAAAGAGCAGAGAGAGACCGAGCTCAAATGCCAGCGAGAATCCGCCGATCTCGCAGATCGCCTCTCAATCACAATTGAGACTGTCGGTCGAGGCCGGATGTGGGTCTGCACGCCTAGCTGGCTTGAGGGCCTTGACGATCCAATCAAGGAACATCTTTGCGAGGGCTGGCGAGAGGCGCTATGGGTTCTCAATGAGTATAATCGACTCTTTTCCGAGATCGTGTCGGAGAGCGAGGGAGTCGAGCATGGTTGATGATGATGCAGCCCGCAGCATGGCTGGACGGGCGCTCAACGCGCTGAGAAAAGTTCGCGAGCAGCAGTGCAAGATCTGCGAGAATCAATTCTCGACGCGATCGTCGCGGGCTCTGTTTTGCAGCGAGGCCTGCAAGCAAAAAGCGAAGCGCCAGAAGATTGAAAAGCCGTTGTTTGACATATCGTGCGCCGCCTGCGGACAACCGATCTGGACGCACGACCGCAGGATAAAATTCTGCGGGCCAAAGTGCCGCAGAGCGGCGGCTGATCTAAAGCGCTGAAATCTTTCGCCTGAACGCATCAAGGGCCATGCCTCTGACGCGAAAAGGCACAACCCCTCCGCTGACATACTCTGACCTCAACGCTGTCCTCAGAGCAGGATGCAGCGCATTGACGGCCGCCCCAGCTTTTTCGATCCAGTGGTCATCGTCCAGCGTGACGACCGAGCTGGTCCGATATCCGCCCGCATGATCCCTAAACGCAGAGCTCACGGAGGGGTAGCCGAGGTTGCGCGCCTCGGCTGCCTCTGCGGCACCCCACCGACGCAGCAAAACAACGGCCACAAATTTTTCCATCATTGTCTCAAGACGCGCTCTCGCACAGATCGCAGAGTCCTGATCTGGCGCAGAAGCCCGGGGTACATTTCGTCCGACTCGGGTGTCATCTGCAACTGGATTGCTACGACGGAGATCGCTTGGTTGACCGAATCAAGCCGGGCAAAATCAGGCATAGGCCCCAGAGACCGACGATAGGATTCAATCTCTTTTTGCGACAATCGCTTTGTGACTGTCGTCATGGCCAAAAATCTTCAAACTCAATTCGACCAACAACTCCATCTCGCCTCATCGCCTTCATCCTCTCAAACTCGTCTCGATAGTGCCGCGCAATTGCTCCTACGCCTTTTGTTCTCCGGATCGACTGGCCCCAAGCCGTGTCGTTGGCCAATTCGAGAACCCTCTCTCTCTGCCAGTCTGTCCAAGATCTCTGCATGCGGGCCAGACCCCCTTCCAAAAAATGGCACCCGGTACACAGCGCTTCTGCGTTGAGTCCGACAAACCGAACCCCCCACTTGCCCCGCGTGTGGCCGTGGCTACATTCCAATCCCCGGGCTCGATCGGGGGGGTACTTGGTGCCACAGCGCTCGCATGTCCAGTCTGCGCGCTCTCTGACACAATAGCTGAACGCGATGTCAGCAGGCGTCCGCTTGATTCCCGCCATTCAATCTCCGGAACAAGTCAACTGGGAAAAATTCGCAGGGCTCAGAGTCCAGCTCATCGCCGCGATCTCGCCTGCCGCCGAACCTCACCTCTCCTCGCAACTCGCTGATGTCGATCCAGCCAGTGTGGTCACGCCACGCAATGACCAGAAGCGGACGAACCGCCAGCGACTTTGCGATTGCCCGAATCACAGATGCCTTTGTCGCACTCAGCATCAGAGTCGGGTAGTCGTGCATGAGCCCGGCACGCCTCTTTATCTCAGCAATCGCGACGGCAGAACCGTCTCGAACAAACGCCCAGTCAACTCCGCTGAGCTCTGGCATCCGCACGAGATCAGCGCTCCACGCTGAGGCGCATGACTTGGCGACATCTGACTCAAGGTTACGATCAAGCTCGGTTTCGTATCTGGGCCTCATCGATCGCCATCACCCCGTTTTTCAAAAAGTCGGTCCTTTGCGCGCGACCTGAGCCGCTCCTTCGCGAC